CCACCGGTTACAGCACGTAAAGATCCTGTAATGATAATATATATTGTAACGGCTATCGGATGGTGAAATAAAAATCCTAAAGTTAATAGTGATAAATTGTATAATATGAAATTAAATATGTAGTCAAAAATGTAAGCATATGCATCACAAAAACGAGATTCAATAATTCCATTTAAAACATATCTTTCTGATAAGCATTTTCCAGTAGACTTCATAGTTGATATCCTCCGTATAAGATTATAAATAAATATATTATAACTTCATTTATGAGAAAATTACTATTTATGGATAAACGGATAAAAACTAGGAGTGAGTGGTTAATAAGACCGCTCATTCCTAGTTTTTGACCGTTGAGCACAAATTTAGCGTGTTTAATGATTTATGTGGTAAAGTAATGATATCAAAAATTGAGGAGGTAACAAAGATGAACAAACGAAAGAAAACAGGTATGTATTTGGGGAAGGTAATGTGCAAGTTCGCAGAGACTTTTGCGCCACAGGCATCAGGGCTTTGCAGGGGACAATAAGGAAATGTTTATGGCGGTTCTGGAGTGCATTACATAAAATCAGGTGCGTATACCTGGGAAAATAATACAAAAATAGGAACGACATGGTAAATAATAATTAATGATTTAATAAGGCGGTTAACAAGGACCGCCTTATTAAGTAAAAGAGGGATTTTTATGAAGATAAAAAGAATTAAAGTATTGGTAATAATTATGCTTATGGCGATTTCAATAATGGGATGCGATAATGCTAAGGACTATAGTGGCGAGTATAATTTTGAAACAGATGATCAGTATTCATATGCAACAAGTATAGTATCATGGAAGAAATATCAGTCAGATGGTAATGGACAATACATTTTGATGAATGATTATATATATTATTACAACAATGAAACAAAGCAGATGAATCCATTGTGTAGTAAGGCAAATTGCCTTCATGATATGGAAAATGATAAGGAGAGACGAGGAGACTGCAATGCCTATTTGAATAGAGGTGGTGATACTGATGGAGCTTCATCTGATGTAGAAGATTCTGGGTATAAGTATATACAGTATTACGAGGGCAATATATATTACTTTATTGGATCAAGCCTATATAGTGTCAGTAAAGATGGTTCAAGTAAAAAGAAAATATATATGGTAGGAGAAGGCAAGGAAGTTGGTAGCTGGCTCATCCATAGAGGAAAACTATATTATGGGCTTAAAGAGTATACTTATGAAGGGGAAAGAGTATATTCGAAGGGTATTATCAGCATGATAAAATTAGGAAAATCAATGGACGAGAAGAACTCTGAAGTTATATTTGAAACTGAAGATGAATTAAATCTTCAAGAAATGGGAAATATACAAGCCTATAAGAATAAATTATTTTTTCAAGTATCGTGTAATAGCAAAGATTTCACTATGACTGACAATGAATCCTGGATAAAATCTCTAGAATCGAATTATTACATGTATGATGTTGATAGCAATCAATTGTCAGTAATTGATGTTCCTGACAAAAAAAGCAATACTGATGCTATTGGAGCGATAGCATTTTTAAAGGACAAGCTGCTTATAAAAAAATATGATGATATGCAAGATTTGCAATATGAGACACCGATATATGCAATGAACTATGATACGAAAGATATTTCTGTCTGGATGGACGGGATACCACAGGATTCAGGGTTCATGACATATGATGATTATGTGATAATAGATGATGCAGACATACAATTTTTCAATAATGATAATACTGAATCATGTAATGTGAAAATATATTCTTCCGATGCAAAGCAGGTATCTGATTTTGAATATGAGCTGAATTCAGTAGGAACATTTGCAGGATTTGGTCCTGATGGAGTTTCTGTTGATGTTATTCAAAATGATACATCATGGAGTGTGTGTGAAATTAAATTTGATGATGTTAAAAAATGCAATGGTGATAAAATAACTCCTAAAATAGTTAATGTACGTGATTTTGGGGAGCTTAATAACATTGTATGGTAGTTTGGGGGATTTGTATTGTTTATTGGAGAAATAAAAAAATTAGTAAGAAATAAGAAGTTTATAGTTGTTGTCAGCATCATGCTGCTTGTAGAGATAATGACAATTATATACTGTCTTGGTGAGAAAAATGCGGAATATGTGGATTATAGAAATAGTCTGCAAAAAGAATACATAGAAACGTATGATATATTTATAAATGGCATAGATGAAAGAGCGCAGACACTTCTTTCGTCATTAGGAAATAATAATGATGTCTATTATAAGCGCAATATTGACAAAATGGTATCAGATTACAAAAGATTATCCGGTGTACAGATTGATCAAAAATATAATTGGGGTGTCGAAAAATACGCAGACTATACATACGGAATATTTTTTTGTATTGTATTTACGTTTGTTTGTATGGAATACATATATGTTTCAGAACGTAAAAGCGCAATGCTGGGTATTATTAGGGCGACCAAAGAAGGAAGAAGCAGAATTATTTTGTCAAAATGGACAGTGCTGGTTGTGATGACAGTTATTTTTTCACTTGTTCAGGAGATAATGGTAATTGTCTTTGATTCATTTATGTATTCAACGGGAAATCTTAAGTGTTCAATTCAGAGCTTACAGATATTCAGGGATTGTCCATATGAAATCAGTATGTTTACAGCGATTATAATATCAATATTAAATCATATGTTTATGGCAATAATTATTTGCAGTATTGTTTTTGTATGTTTTGTATCAATAAATAGCAGAATAATGGAGTGTGGTATTCCAATTGCTATTTTTTTATTAGAATTTTTGAGTTTAAACGATTCACCGAATAACATATTTTATGCATGGAATATGAAAAATGTTATTGGGGTGTATCAAAATCTTAATATTGCAGGAACCCCAGTTGATAAAAATTATGTTAATTTTATTGTGGGATTAGCGATTATTGTATTTGCAACGCTAATCGGAACCATATTGTTCAGTATACGCTATGTTAGTGAGATTAAGGTTGTGTTGCAATATATACGGGAAAAGATTCGTAATATTTTTTCACGGCTATTATGCGTTGAAAATATGTATGTTAATGAATTTTATAAGCTGATGATTGTACAGAAAAAATGGATATTACTGTTGTTTTTATCTATTGGTATTATAGGTTCATATAAGACATATATGCCGACCAATACCTATCAGAGTGCATATGAAGCGACATATCATATGTATTTGTCTGCTATACATGGAAAAATTGATGAGCAAACTGTGGACTATATTGAAAAAGAAAAGCAGTATATTCAAAGCGTGGAAAATCAGATAGAATTGGCGATAGAAAATAATGGAATTGACACAGCCGAGATAACAGCAGAGTTAGACAGTAGAAAGAGAGCGTTTGACAGATTAAATCAGCAATATGAAAAGATGACAGATGATGGCAGCGTTGGATATATGATAGACGAGATGAATTTGAATTCGGTAATGAAAAATTATAGGAGCGATATAATTATTTTTATGACCGTATCAATAGTGCTTGTTATGTTTATTTCGGGACTGTTTGCCTCTAAAGATGAAATGCAGGTTAGTCTGTTGCTAAAAACTTCAAAAAACGGAAGATACAGGCTAATGAGAGTGAAAAAAAGCTGCGCTATAATTATTGGAGGTATAATATATCTGACCGGCCTTATACCATCAATTGCAGGTTATATGCATGTTTTGGGGATAGAAGAACTGAAAGTAAACGTTAGTAAATTATATGAGCCTCAAATATCAGCAGGAATATCGTTACTTGTATTTCTGACATTAATCTATTTGATAAAAGCCTTGTATTTTGGACTTATAGGAGCTATTACAATTGCTCTTTCGAAGAAAACAGGCAATGAATTTGTAGTATCGATTTTTGTGACATTGTTTGTTATAGTTATTGCTTTAATTCTTTACTTCTCAAAAATCAATTTAACAATGATATTAATAAAGCTGGCAAACAGGGGGATTATATGATGGAACTGCGTATTAAGAATATCAGTAAAACTTATGGAAAAAGCAAAAAAGCTCTTTGCAACGTAGACATAAGTCTTACACCGGGAATATATGGGTTACTAGGCCCTAATGTTCCGAGATACATACTGAAAGCATGATCCACTACTTAGAGGATTATATGTACTGTACTAGAAAGCTGGGGCTTTATGTGCAGTTAGTAGCATAAATTATATAGGGGTTATCTAAATATATTTACCTCCTGTGATTAAGTTATATAAAGACTAAATCACAGGAGGTTTATTTTTATGATAACAGTAGAAAAACTGGAAAAAGGTACTTATTTTGATGATGCTTTTAAAATCTCATTTAGATACGATCCCACTACTGTAGCTAAAGTAAAAGAGCTGGCAGAGCGGAGATACTTACCAGAGGATAGAGCGTGGGAGATCCCAGCACATGAGCTACCAGCTCTCATAGAGAAAGTAGGGCTTAGCAATATCAAAAGTGAGGAGGCTGTAGTACAAGCCCTCAATACTAAGGAGATCGAGGATAAAAGGGAGGCTACACAGGAGAGGCTAAAGGGTATTAAGCCTGTAAGAGATTTTGATTTTAAGACAGCTCCCCTCCCTCATCAGATCGAGGCTTTTAATTATGGAATGGAGAAAAACTCTTTACTTATCGGAGATGAGCAGGGCTTAGGCAAGACAAAGGAGAGTATTGATATTTGTGTAGCCAGAAAGAAAGAGCTCATTAAAACCCTTATTGTATGCGGAGTAAACTCTGTAAAATATAATTGGGAGAAAGAGATCCAGATCCACTCTAACGAGGGCTGTGTAATGGTAGACGGTAAGACAATGGATGTTAGAGTACAACAGCTAAATGACTGGTACAGAGGCTCCTCTTATTTTGGGATTATCAATATTGAGAGCCTCAGAAATGAGAAAATACAGGATGCTCTCTATCTGGGGATTAAGGATGGTTATATAGGGGCTATCATTGTGGATGAGATCCACAAGGCTAAAAACGGAGGCTCTCAACAGGGAAAAGCTCTTAGATTTTTGAAAGCTCCAGTTAAAATAGGATTATCTGGTACTCCGATGAATAAAGCGGAGGATCTGTGGAATATCCTTACATGGCTGGGAGTAGAGAGAAGATCCTTTTATAGTTTTAGAAATGCCTATTGTACTATGGGAGGTTTTGGAGGCTATAAAGTAATCGGATATAAAAACTTAGATAGCCTCAATGCTGAGTTAAATACTGTAATGCTAAGAAGAAAGAAAGAGGAGGTACTAGATCTCCCTCCTAAGCTGTACAGTACTGAGTATGTAGAACTTACCACAGCCCAGAAAAAACAGTACAGGGATATTAAAAATGGCATTGTAGCGGATATGGAGAATATCTTAGCCTCTGTTAATCCGCTTAACTGTACTCTCCGCCTCAGACAGCTTACCAGTGGTAATCCTAACTTAACAGATGATAGCCCTAAGCTGGATCGTATTAAGGAGATGCTGGAGGAGGAGATTATCCCTAACGGTCATAAGGCTATCATATTTTCTCAGTGGAGCACGATAGCTAAGGATCTGGGGATAGAGCTTAGTGAATATGATCCGATTGTAATTACAGGAGAGGTACCTCCAGAGCAGAGGCAGAGATTAGTAGACAATTTCCAGACTAACCCACACTGTAAAGTAGCTATAGGAACTATCGGAGCTATGGGTACTGGATTAACTCTAAATAGAGCCTCTTATGTATTCTTTATGGATAAAGCATGGAATAGCGGAGATAATGCACAGGCTGAGGATAGAGCCCACAGAATAGGTACCGTAGGGGCTGTAAATGTAATCTCTATGGTGGCTAAGGGTACCATAGATGAGGCGGTAGAGGATTACCTGTTAGAAAATAAAGATCTCATTGATCGAGTAGTAGACGGTAAAGGATCTAAGCAGGATATTAAAACCATCCTTAACAAATTACTTAGCATTTAATATACAGGTGTGGTATAATAACTCAAAATGGAGGTACATAATGAGAGCGATAACAATAGATGCAGATACAGGAAAAAGAGTATACACAAGGAAAGAGGTAGCGGATCTGGTAGGAGCCTCTACTCAATCTATCCGCCTCTGGGAAGATGCTGGAGCTATTCCAGCAAGCGTAAGAGATGAGGGAGGCTATAGATACTGGTATGAGGAGGATCTGGAGGCTATAAAGGCTTATGCCTCATTACCGAGAAAAGCAAAACTTAAAAAGTAACCCTAAGTGTGAGGAGAGTGTAAAAACTCTCCTCTTTTTTTTGTCCTTAATTTTGAGGGCTATCTAAAAAATTACCGTTTGTGTGATTAGGTTAAGTATCAAAAGAAAAGGAGGTAAGCAGGATGCTTAAAATCAGTTTTACAAATGCTGAGGTATCGGATCGCGGATACGGTTTAGAGGTAAATGGTAAATCCTTAGAGGATATTATTTCTACCGCCTTAGGAACTAAACTTAAGGGTAATGGTGGTTATGGATCTGGATTACCTAGCTTTAATTCTAATAGCTGTGATGTTACGGTTATTATCAATCCACATAATAGTATATGTGAGATTGAAACAGAGGATGAAGTATGGCACAGCGTAGCAGAAATGGAGGCAGAAAAGAGTGAGCAGTTTCAAAAGGAAAATGCAGAGGCAGATCCAGAAGAATAACGGTACCCTCCTCCACAAAAAGGTAGTAGCTAGAAAGATGGGCTGTAAATCTGTGGATGAGTATAACCGTAGAATGGCACGCAGAGAAAAGAATTTAAAAGAGATGGAGGATAACAAAGATGGCAAATGATTTTACAGCAAGGGTAGCAGGTATCAGCGTAGAGCTGGGTATGAGTGTACAGAATAAGAGTGGTATCTGGTGTAAACCTACAGTCAATATGGAGATTAAGATTGATGGAGGTACGAACCCTCAGCAGAGAGAGGCTATTATTAAACAGGCGTTTGATGAGGTGTGTGATAACATTGAGAAAACCATCTCAGAGATGGAGTAATACTTACAGGGGGGGGGAGAGGTTTCTCTCCTCTCCCCTTAACTGGAGGTAATTATGGCAAAACAGATAAAAGTAAGAGAGGATAATTACTTTGCTGTACAGGGCTGGATGGTAACAGAGCTAAAACTAAAGGGTAATGCTCTTATGCTCTATGCGATCATCTACGGATTTTCTCAGACTACTAACACAGCTTTTACAGGGAGTGTAGACTATCTCTGTGAGTGGCTGGGTGGTGTATCAAGACCTACAGTAATTAACACTTTAGATAACCTAGTTAAGCAGGGGCTCCTCACTAAAAGTAGTACCACTAAAGGGGCTCTCATTTACAACAGCTATACAGCTTTAAGACCGAGTAAAAAAATTTTATTCGATGAAGATCCAACGAGTAAAAAAACTTTACCCGATACGAGTAAAAATTTTTTACTCAATAAAGATAGTAAAGATAATATAGAAAAATCCATCTCTAAAGAGATGGAGGGCAAAGCCCCTAAAAAGAAATCTTATAGTACTATCTTAGAGGATCCTGTTAATAAGTTTGTGAAAGAGGCTCTTAGTAAATTTATCCAGTATTGTAGGGGTAAAAACTATACTCCTAAGGTAACTACTGTAGAAAAGTTTGCTAGTACTCTTAGAGATAATGCTGGAGAGGATCCTGTAGTGGCTCTGGCTATTGTGGATCAGAGTATAGATAAGGGATGGAAAGATCTCTATCCACTTAAGAACTATGGTAGACAGGGAAAGCCTACAGCGGTTAGTAAAAAGTTTAGCGGTAATACCCTTAAAGATGCTGAGGGTAAGGATATTGTATTTTAGCAGTCTGGAGGAGAGTGTAACAGCTCTCCTCTTTTTTTTTGTCTAAAAAATTTTCTCCTCCGTGATTAGGTTAATCATAGATATAAGGGCACTTAGATCTAACAAAAGGAGGTAATAGGCAAAATGAAATGTTATGCAAGTGATTATTGCCAGAAAGATAAAAGCTCCTGTAGTGATGTATGCGGAGGCTACAGAGTACTTAGAGCTTTATATAATTTAAGCAGGATCCCAGAGAGATACCGTTACACTATCGCTCTTAAGCCAGAGAATGGAGAGGATCTGGAGGCGTTTACAGTGCTGGATAACTATAAAAATGATGTGCTCAATATGGTAGATGAGGGCAGAGGCTTATATATCTGGGGAAAGAGTACAGGGAATGGTAAAACCTCATGGGCTTGTAAGATTATGAGTTACTTTTTCAGAAAAATAGCGTTTAATACAGGGCTGGAAAATGAGGGGCTATATATTTTTCTCCCCACTTTCTTAGAAGATCTCAGAGATAACTATGATAACAAAGATCCAGAGTTTGATGAGATCTTAAGAATGATAAAAACCTGTAGGCTCCTCATCATAGACGATATAGGAGCAGAGAGGGTAACAGATTGGGTAAGGGAGAGGATGGTAAGTATTATAAATACCAGAGTATCTAATAACCTCACTACGATCTATACCAGTAACCTCTCTCCAGAGGAGCTTAGGGGCGAGTTAGGGGATCGGATAGCCAGTAGAGTATTGGGATCCTCACAGGTAGTAGAAATTACAAGCGGAGATAGGAGGGGATTATAAATGGCTAATATGATTGAGCAGAGCTTACTCTGTAAAGTATTAGATGCTCCAGATCTGGAGATCCTCCACTCTAACGGAGTAGTAGAGGAGATGTTTCTTACCTGTAAGGATGAGATCCATTTTATCATAGAGCATTATAACAGCTATAAGCAGATGCCAGATAAACTAACCTTTTTAGGCAGGTTCAAAGATTTTCAAATGCTGGAGGTTACAGAGAGTACAGATTACTTAGTATACAAGCTCAAAGAGGCTTATACATATACTAAGCTGGTGCCTCTGATTGAGGATACAGCAAAGGTAGTAAAAGAGGATAGTATTAAGGCGATCAAGTACCTCAAAGAGGAGATAGAAAAGCTGGAGAAATCTGTACCAGTGAGCAGGAATAAAGATGGTTATGATATTATCTCTAACGCTGGAGATCGTCTTACAGAGTATAAAAAGCGTTGTGAGGTAAAGGGGCTTATAGGTATTCCTACAGGTATCCCTAAGCTGGATGAGATTACTAATGGCTGGCTCTGGGGAGAGGATCTGGTAGTACTCACAGGGCGTACTAATGTAGGTAAAACATGGATCGGAGAGTACTTCGCTACTATGGCGTGGAATATGGGTTATAAGATCCTTATGTACTCTGGAGAGATGAGTACCGCCATGGTTGGTTTTCGTTTCGATACTCTCAATAAGCACTTTAGTAACATGGGGCTCCTTAATGGATCTGGTACTCTGGGAAAGAAACCAGATACAGACGGAGCAAAGTACTTACAGGAGGATTATGAGAAGTACATAGCACAGCTCCAGCAAAAGAGCGGATTTATCGTAGTTACTCCAGATGATTTTGAGGGGCGTAAGCCTAATGTGGATGAGATCAAGAGCTTAGCTATTAAGCATGGGGCGGATATGATCGTAATAGATCAGCTCTCTCTTATGAGTGATAAGCGTAGGGCGGATATACCTAGAATAGCTTATAACAATATCTCAGAGGATCTCTTTTTGATGAGCAAGGAGCTTAAAAAGCCTGTACTCCTTATGGCACAGGCTAACCGTGAGGCAGTTAAGAACCGTAAAAAGGGAGAGAGCCCAGAGCTCCACGATCTGGCAGAGAGTGACGGTGTAGGACAGAACGCCACAAGAGTATTATCTCTATCCGTGATAGATGGCACTCTTAAGATCAGTGTTAAGAAAAACAGATATGGTATCAATAACAAAGAGGTGCTTATGATCTGGGAAGTAAACACAGGATACCTTAAGCCTCTCCTTAGCGAAAATCCAGAGGAGAGCACAGAGGATAAAAAGGATGATAAACCAGATGGAGAAAAGGATAAAGGAGGAGAGAAAGATTATGGTTTCTAAAGGCGGAGTACCTAAGGGGAGGATCATCCCTGTATATCTTACAGATGAGGGAGATGTGTACCCTATTTATTTACATGAGATGGGAGAGTTAGAGATTATACAGAGTCTTGTAGCAGGTATCTTAGATAATAAAATTGTGGTGGATACTAATACCAGAATTAACTCAGAGAATGATAAAATCTCTATTTTTGATTTAAGTAAAAAAAAATAATAAAAATTTCTCTAAATGTTACCTCTTTTTCTGATTAGGTTAAGTAAATCGGAAAAGGAGGTACTTTTTTATATGACGATTACAAGTAAGGAAGTAGCGGAGATGCTGGGAAAGAGGCACGATAACCTTTTAAGAGCGATCCGCAAATATATTACACAGTTAGGAGATGAGGCTCCTAAGTATTTCTCAGAGGATCCAGATAAGGGCGGTAGATTGTACCACATTACTAAGGCTGGCTGTGATCTTATGGCAGGGCGTATTATCGGAGCTCAGAGTGAGGCTTTTAAGACTAAGTATGCTCCAGTGTTTGGAGAGGAGGCTCCTGTAGAGGTGGTAGAGGAAAAGCAGGAGGAGCCACAGGAGAAAGCCTACACAGTAGAGGAGGTAGCCAAGATCTTAGGCTGTAGTGAGAGAAATGTATACAGAAATATCCAGAGCGGAAAGCTGGAGGCTGTAGAGCGTGAGGTAATGATCCCTACTCTTAAGAAGTTTGTAACAGAGGAGGCTCTGGAAAAATATAAAGCAGGGAGGGCTAGTTAATGAACTACTTTGAAATGAAATGGAGGCTCTCCGCTTGCAGAATACAAGCAGGATACTCACAGGCAGAGGTAGCAGAGATCTTAGGCTGTAGTGATAAGACTATTGTTAGCTGGGAAACAGGTAAGACAGCTCCTAAGATGGAGAAAGCACAGGAGCTTAGTGATCTGTACGGTATCCCTCTGGCTTATATGGATTTTTCAAAGGCTGGAAACTCTACACCTCTTAGAGAGCGTGAGAGTGAGCCACAGATCCCAGCTTTTTAACAGATATTACCAGTAGCTTTAGGAAAATATTGGTAGCAGAATAAAAAGAAAGAGCCAGCCTATATAAGACTGGCTCCCCAGAGGATTACTCCTCTGTGTGTTGGAGTTTGTAGATCCTAAGAGCTACATCCCTCACTAAGAGCTTATCCTCAGTAGATAACTCAGAAAAAATGTCTGTGAGTTCTGTAAGTAGCGGATCTGGAGTAGAAGTGTTAGCGGTAAAATCGAAAAACTCACTAACAGGGGCTCCTAAGTATGTAGCTAGGTTTTGGAGCCTATCCATGTCTGGTAAGTGTTTACCATTACTCCAAGAGGAGAAAGTAGTAGGCGGTATCCCAATACCATCCGCTACCTCTTTCTTACTCTTTCCAGATAGTGCTAAGTAGTAACTCAGAGCTTTTACAAAGTTATCCGTGAGAGAGGAATTGTTAGCCATTGTATCACCTCCTCTCTTTGAGGGATGATTAAATAATACACCTAAACAGTAGAAAAGTAAAGCAAAACATACAAAAACTACTGTTAAACAGAATTTTTTATTGACAAGTGGTAAATACTCCATTATACTACTAAACAGTAGGAGAAAGCTACTAAAGCTCCTCTCCCTATATTTTTTTACCTATTCACTACTGTTTAACAGTAGTTTTAGGAATATATTTTAATTTTTAAAGGAGGTACAAGCTAATGAATTTAGCGGAGTTAAAGGAGGCTTATAAAGCCAGAAAGTTAGCCTTAGACAGTGCAAAGAAAGAGGAGGAGAAATACAAGGCACTCCTTAAGGATGCGATGTTAGAGGCTGGAGAAAGTGATTACACGGATGAGGCTGGATACCGCTTTGAGCGAATTGTGCAGGAGCGTAAGAGCATGGATGAGGAAAAGCTCTTAGCAGAACTCCATGAGAGAAATCTCACAGGCTGTATCAAGACGGTAGAGGCTGTGGATGAGGATGCAACTCTTAAGGCGGTAGAGGCTGGAGAGTTGCCACAGGAAGTATTAGCAGATGCCTTAAAGGTAACAGAGGTAGTAATGCTTAAGCTCACAGCTCCTAAAAAGGCAAAGGCTAAAAAGTGATAACGATCTGGAAAACTCCAATAGTAGCCACAGTAGAGCAGGTACTTAAGGATCTTAAGCTCCAGCTCTACGGAGCAGGGCTACTTAAGGAGATTAAAAACACAGGATCGGATCTTATGTGTACTTGCCCTTTTCACGCAAACGGTAAGGAGCATAACCCATCTTGCGGAGTGCTCCTACAGCAAAAGGTAACAAAGGATAAGACCTATGAGGCTGGTACGGTGCATTGCTACACCTGTGGATACACAGCGGATCTACCTCAGTTTGTAGCGGATCTGTTAGGGCTGAGTAGCCCAGTAGAGGGCTTTAAGTGGTTGGTAAATCAGTACAACTACCAGACGGAGGAGAGAGAGCTCCCAGATCTGGATATGTACAGAGGCTCTACAGCTAAATCCTCAGTATTGGAGGAGAGCCTAGTTAAGCAGTACACACAGAACCTCCTACAGAGTGAGGAGGCGTGTAGGTACCTACATAAAAGGCGGATAGCTAACTGGGTGCTAGAGGCTTATGAGCTGGGGTTTGATCCAGAGGATAAAACAGTGCTTTTCCCTGTAAGGGGCATGGATGGGAAAGTGATCTTTTACAAGGGCAGGAGCATAGCTGGAAAGCATTTTTATAACGCAAAAGAGATAGATAAAACCTCCGTAGTGTTTGGGCTCTGGGAGATCCTAAACGGATCTTTTAGCTGGGGTACATCGGATCAGATAGAGGAGGTTTGGATTACAGAGAGTGAGATAGATGCTCTCAGCCTTATCTCTTATGGAGTACCAGCGGTAGCCATCATGGGATCACATATCTCAGAGGATCAGTGTAAAGAGCTGGAGCGTACACCTTTTAGACGGTTTGTACTTGCCACAGATAACGATGATGCAGGGAGAAAAGGAGCCTCCCAGATCAAGAGGTTACTGATACCTAAAGGTTTTCGGTTTATCAACCTCAAATGGCATACGAGCCTAAAGGATATTAACGATCTTGTCAAAGAGTACGGAGATGGCTGGAAAGACCATCTCACAGGATATTAAAGGAGGAAAACAGGATGAGTAAAGGATTTATTACAGGAACAAATGAGGAACTTATTAAAGCGTACAAAGAGAGTAGAGATGAGAGCTATCTTAAAGAGCTCATAGAGGCTAACAAGGGGCTTATTAACCTTTTGGTATCTCCTTATTTAACCTCTATCCCTAATTCTGAGTTAGAGGATCTTACAAGTGAGAGCTATATACCGATGCTTAGAGCTATAGAGGATTACGATCCAGAGCAGGGAGTAGCTTTTTCAACTCTCCTTAAGGTTTATGTACGCCAGCACCTTAACCGTTTATACAACGAGGCTACACGCCAGAAAAGATTTACAGGTACCACTCCAGATAGCTTAGATCGGTTATCTGAAATCAATAAAGAGAGCGGTACAGAAACAGATAGCACCTTTGAGGTAGAGTGTAAGGATTTTAGCTCTGTAGAGTTTATGGATCTCTTAGATAGCTTACAGCTCAATGATAAGGAGCAGGTAGCGGTAAATATCCTCATGGCTGGAGGAGCTAAGGGAGAGATTGCTAAGGCTCTTAATATTACTAATGCTACCGTAAGCTGGCATATCAAGAACCTCAAAAAGAAATTTATTTTAGCTGGTTATCAATATGCTGTCTAAATAATCTGGGCGGATGTGATTAAGTTATTTATCACGAAAAGCAAGGAGGTAAGCGGTATGAGTAGTTTAAGAACCCTGTTAGCCATCTTAAAAGGAGAGGCTGTAGTGCTTACTAAAAAGAGTGAGCATAAGGCGGATGTGTTAGTAGGAAAAAATGTGGATAAGCGTTTTGCTATCAACAGCATGGTAGGAGCTGTAAAGGCTTTGATGCTGTAGTTATAGAAAAAAAAATAATCAAGGAAAAACAGGAGGATACAGAAATGGGATTACAGGATCTTATTAACAAGTATGACAATGGAGGATTTTCTAAAACAGGCTGGTTTCAGTTAAAGGATGATGGAGATACAGCTACAGTAAGATTACTCCACAAAGGAGAGGTAGGAGTAAAGGATGGAGAAACAGATTATGATTTTCCCATCTATGAGGTACACAAGTTAGATGTAGACGGTAGCGGTAGAGATCGTACTTGCCTCTGTAAAGGAGAGAGCTGTGAGTTTTGTAAGAGCGGTAATAAGCCTCAGCTTAGAATGTTCTTACAGATGATTAACAAGGATGAGAAAGATAAGGATAAGCAGGTACAGCTCTGGGAGAGAGGCTTAACAGACATTAAGAACCTTATCGGCTTAGCTGGAGAGTACGGAGATCTCACTAAGAGAGATATTAAGATTAAGAGATCTGGAGCAAAGGGTAGCCTTAAGACTACATACCAGTATTTCCCTAAGGATCCTAGTGAGATGGAGATCCCAGAGCCTCAGAACTTAGTAGGCTCACTTATCTTAGATCTGGATCGTGAGGATCAGATTAAGGCTATCGAGGGTAGATTACAGCTTAACAAGGGTAACAATAACGATAGCAACAATGACAGCGGAGCAGGAGCTACAAGAGTATTTTAAGTAAGTTGTAATCTCTTGGCAGACAAAACATAAAGGAGCGGATTGATAGGTATAAGTGTGAATGTGAGTGTTTACCACCTAAATATATCCTAACATACAGAAAATGGGCTCATTGAGAGAGAACCTCTATAAAGCTGGGAAATGAGGTAAGAGTGAGGGGTAAAATTAAGAGCCCCTCACGTTTTTTTTTAACAGGAGGATACAGGATGGCAAGAGAGATAAAGGTAGATATGAGTAGAGAGAGCGTGGATCTGGAGGATCTTAGTAGCCGATTAGCTCATAAAAAAGTATGTAATATAAATTTGAAAAGAAACCAGAATACCTTACTTAAAGGGCTGGAGGTAATAAATGAGCTGGTAAAGAGCGGTAGGCTCCATGCTGAGGGAGAGTATGAAATTATCCGTACTCCAGAGAGGCTTAAGGAAGTAATGGAAACCTACTTAACTGGAGTAAGTGAGTATGTACTGGATGTGGAAACTACAGGGCTGGATGTGTATAACGATATTTTAGTAGGTATCTGTTTATATAATCCAGATCTCCCTAGTTTCTATGTACCGTTTAATCACACGGATCTCCAGAATAAGAGAGTTGAGGGGCAAATGACAGAGGAGGAGTGTAAGGAGGTTATGCTCCCTTATCTGGCTAACGGATCCCTTAAGTGCATCAATCATAATATTAAGTTTGATGATAAAGTAGTTACTTTCCAGTGGGGGCAGAGGATCGCTAATGTATGGTGGGATACTAATATAGCTGGATGGGTACTCAATGAGAATGAGAAACACGGATTAAAACCGATGTATAACAAGTATATCCTCAATGGGGAGGGCTCAGATGAGGATTTTGGAGATCTTTTTGAGGGTATCCCATGTAACTATATTCCTATTGATATTTTCGCTATTTATGGTGCTAACGATGGTTTTAAAACATGGGCTCTGTATCAATTCCAGAAAAAGTATCTTAGAGAGGATCATCCGAGAGCAGACTACAGAAAGCTCTATCATGTGTTTAGAGATATTGAGATGCCTCTTATTGATGTTTGTATGGATATGGAGCTTAGAGGTGTAGAGATCCGTGAGGATTATGCTAAGGAGCTCTCTGTAAAATTTAATGCAGAGATGGCAGAGAAAGAAAAGCTCTGTGATGAGTATGTAGCTAAGTTTGATAAGTTTATAGAAGAAAATCCTACTCTTATGAGATTGACTAAGGGTACAAAGAAGATCAACTATAACAGCCCTCAGCAGGTGGCTTGTTTATTCTATGATATTTTCAAACTGAAAAGTGTATCCAGAAAAGAGCCGAGAGGCACAGGAGATAAGATAGTACAACAGCATAGAAATAAGGCTAAAAAGGCAGGTACTAAAAAGGGAGAGGAGTTTATCCAGTTTTTAGATAACTACCAGAGATATAAAGAGTGTGGAAAGCTCTTAGGAACTTATATAGATAAGATCCCAGAGGTTAAGTGTGCTAAGACTAATGCAGTACATACCACATATAACCAGTATGGAGCTAAAACAGGTAGATTTTCAAGTAGTGATACAGTTACTAAGATCAATCTCCAGAACATCCCTAGCCATGAGAAAAGCATCCGCAAGATCTTTAGAGCCAGAGATGGTTATAAGTTTGTAGGCGGAGATTTTAGCCAGATTGAGCCACGAGTACTCTCTTATGTATCTGGAGATGAGGCTATGCAGGAGGCATACAGAGAGGGTAAAGATCTATATGCTATCATGGGATCTAAGGTTTATGGAGTGCCTTATGAGGATTGTAGAGAGTTTTATCCAGATGGTACAGTAAACGCTGAGGGTAAACACAGGCGTACAACTATGAAAAGCGTACTTTTAGGTATCATGTATGAGCGTGGAGCTAAAGCCATCGGAGAGCAGTTTGATAGATCCGCAGAGTGGGCTCAGAAACTTATTGATGATTTTTATAAGAGTTTTCCTAAGATCCAACAGCTCCGCCTTAAGGTAGAGAAGATGGCGGAGGAGTACGGATATGTAACTACCATACAGGGCAGAAAGAGAAGATTACCAGAGATGCAGTTACCAGATCACGATGATTACCGCTATCAAGAGGCTCACAGGCAGAGCCTTAACGCTGTAATACAGGGATCCAGTGCGGATATTATGAAATTAGCTATGATCGCTATTTACAATGATCCTCAGTATAAGGCTCTGGATTGCCACATGGTAATAACCGTACATGATGAGTTAATTATGGAGGTACCAGAGGATCATATTAAGGAGGGAGCAGATCTCTTAGTAAATACTATGAAAAGAGTAGGACACAGCCTTATAGATCTTCCTATGAGCGTAGATGCTGAGGTAAATGATTACTGGTATGGAGAAAACTTAGCGGATGAGTATTTAGAGGAGGAGTAAGCCTATGGGATATTTTCCTTTACCAGAGCTAAAGGGTAAGCCTAACAGGATCTTTGTAGATGGTAAAACTCTAAATCAGATAGCTAAGGAGAGCGGTATAAGGCTTGATACCGTACAGCATAGATATAGCAGAGGTATAAGAGATTATGAGGGCTTAACAAAGCCCTCTCATATCAGAGTAGAGCACGAAAAGACACAGAGGAAAACCTACTATATAATGAGTGCTGGAGAGAGAGTAATGGAGAGGATCTGGGAGCTGGATATACCTCTCCAGACTATCTCCGATAAAACAGGGATAAGTAGATCCACAATATACGCCTTTTTATATAACGGTACAGATCTTAGCAGTATGAGGCTTGCTAAGATCTGTAGCCTTTTAGGATTATCAATGGATTATGTGATGGGATTAAAGGAGAAACCAGATGGCAAAATGTAAATTCTGTGGAGCTGAGGTAGCAATAGGGGCGAGATGTACATATTGTGGCAGTAAGGCGGAGAGCTGGTACTATTCTGGGGAAGAAAAGAAACAGGAGCCTAAAAAGAAGAAAGCCTCACATGATAGAGTAAGAGATTTGTTTAATGGAAAGATCTATATTGTAAAAAAGGGAGATTGCCTCTGGAATATCGCTAAAAATTTGTATGGATCTGGAGCAGAGTATTACAGGTTAGTAAAGTTAAATAATATACAGGATCCTAACCATATAGAGGTAGGCTGGAAACTGTATTATTAAGGAGGATAATTAAGATGAGTGTGTTAAGTAACAGAGTTGTTTTTAATGATGAGTGGGATGACATACAGAAAGATCCACTTTTTGAAAAAGAGATAAGTAAGAGAGTTGGTGTTATTGTTAAAGATGGGAGAATTTTAGAGGGGTGTAGGTATGAGTTTGATACTAATAGGTGGATGTATGGGTTATATCAAATTCCTAATACTCAGATTGTAAAATGGTTTTATATGGAGGAGGAAAATATTGAGGTATAAAGTATATGATGAGGAAGATAAGAAAGAGAGAACTCTGGAGGAGTGCGTAACTCCGTTAGAGGTAGGATCTGTAAGGAGAGTACAGGTTAAAAAGGGAGATACCAGAGAGGTACATCATTTTAGAGTATTGGAGGAGTTAAAGAGTGTTTGATTTTAACGGAGAAAATTTAAAGGTAGGAGATAAGGTAATAGTGTATCAGAGCCACTTTAGCAGTAAAGCCTATTATGTAGGTACTGTAGTAAAAAGAACTCCTACAGGGCTCTTAGATATAGAGTGGGGGAATGGTAGAAAAGAGAGATTTAAGAGTAATGGGTATGAGTATCATAGATCCTCTGGATACGGTAGAACCTCATTTTATTTAGAGCCCTATACTGAGGAAAGAGGTAGGCAGGTTATACAGGAAAATAAGAGAAAGTGTATGGCAGGTTGGCTTAAGGAGTTTGATTATACAAAACTATCTTATGAGGAGGCAGAGCAGGTATATACTCTGGTAGCAGGTTTGAAAAATTCATAAAATTAGTATCTAAGGAAACCTCCTTTATGTGATTAGGATCGATCAAAACATAAAGGAGGTTTTTCTATTGAAAGTAGATATTTTTAACACAGAAAACAAGTATAAGATAATCTATGCAGATCCAGCATGGCTGTATAGAGATAAGGCAGTAGCAGGAGGGAGAGGGGCTGGATGCCATTATACAGTAACCAGATTAGAGGATATAAAGGCTCTCCCTGTAGAAAAGTTAGCAGATGATGATAGTGTGCTTTTTATGTGGGTTACGATGCCATTTTTAGAGGAGGCTTTTGATGTAATGAGGGCGTGGGGATTTGAGTATAAAACCTGTGCTTTTACATGGATAAAGCAGAATAAGAAAGCAGATACTCTCTTTTGGGGTATGGGTAATTGGACTAGAGCTAATGCGGAGTTATGTTTATTAGGTGTAAGAGGAAAGCCTAAGAGAATGGATGCAGGAGTACATAGTGTAATTATGAGCCACATAGAGGAGCACAGTAAAAAACCAGCGGAAACAAGAGATAGAATTGTAAAGCTAATGGCAGGGGGGGGGCTACCTAAAATAGAGCTCTTTGCAAGACAGTGTATAGATGGATGGGATTGTTGGGGAAATGAGGTATAAGAATTGTAGGAGGTGTAAAAAGCCTCCTCTTTTTTTTTATCTAAATTTACTTACCGTTTGTGATTAGGTTACTTATCAATCAAAACAGGAGGATCAAGGATGGTAAGACAGATTAAAAGAAAATGGAGAAGATTTTACAGAACTCATAGAGAGGGCTGTGAGTTGGTAGGAGATTTTATTGGAGTTGTAAGTATTTCTGTATTTTTATTTGAGCTCTATATCATCGGAGTTATGTTAGGAGGTCACTAATGGGAAATGTAATTTTAGGGCTTTTGTTAGTTGGCTACATAGTGGTTACTATCGTAAATCTGGTAATTGAGGTAAAGAGAGATAAAGAAACCAGACCTCTAAGGATAAGAGAAAGCAGATCCCAGATGTATTTAGCTTTTGAGCTTGCCAGATTTAATAAAAATATTGAAAAAGCCAGAGAGGAGGCGGAAAAGTAATGGGATTAAAGAGCTTAATAGCAGTAGCACAAGGTAAAAATGCAGAGAGCGTATCCTTTGAGGATAAGTTTCTTAAAAACTATGAGGAGGCTGTAAAGGCTAAGGAGCTGGAGGAGAGGCAGATAGCCCCATCTGAGTATATCCGCCCATCTTCTATGTATGGCTGTGAGCGTATGTTATTTTTCCAGAGAGTACATGGAGGCTCCCAGAACGGAGAGCAGAGTGAGGTAAATCTTATTGAGATATGCCAGAGCGGTACAGATAGGCACTTAGACATACAGCATATAGTAGAGCGTATGGAGGGCGTAGAGTGCTTAGATCTGGAGGAAATGGTAAAAGAGGCACAGGCTAAAGGCATTAAAACAGAGTTTGTAGGCTGGAATGAGGATCATACAGAGGGCAGGTGTAAAAATGATGAGCTCTCTATCTATTTCCAGCCAGACGGAGTTATTAGATTTAATGGTAAGGATGTAATCTTAGAGATTAAAACAGAGAGTACTTACCAGTTTAGTAACCGTTATGAACCTAAGGCGGATCATAAGTGGCAAGCTACTTGTTACGGTATGGGGCTGGGAATAGATTATATCCTTTTCTTTTATGAGGATAGAAATTTCTGTAAAAAGAAACCGTACCTCTGGAAAATAACCGATGAGATGAAACAGGCAGTACTTAACAAGATACGAACTGTAAACAGTGCTTGTAAGACAGGGATCCCTCCAGAAAAGGATGATAGCAAGTGTACTTATTGTAGATATAAAAATGAGTGTGCTTTAGTGGATGCTGGTAAGTGGGTACATCCTAACCCTCCAGAAAAGCCTCAGACAGCCCAGAAAGATACAAACAGAAAAAAGGCTAATAAGTCTACACGTAAAAAGAAAAAAGCCTCTACAGGGCAAAATACAGCGTTGAGAGCGGTATGTGGTAACTGTGAGCATTGTGGTAGAGAGCTGGGAGCTTACTACTGTAGCATTGATAAAGATGGATCTATGTATGTAGATCGCAGAAAGAAATGTAAGTTTACTCCTAGCAGATTTAAGGGGGTACAGGATGGCAAGTAATAACATCGGTAAAACCTTTGAGCAGGAGTTTAAGGAGTGTGTACCTCCAGATTATTACCTGTACCGCCTAAAGGATGATACAAGCGGATTTTATGGAGTATCTAATCCATGTGATTATATCCTTTTCAGATCTCCTTATCTCTTTCTGGTAGAGCTTAAAACTCATAAGGGAAAGAGCATACCGATAGCTAAGATCAGACCTAACCAGATACAGGGAATGGAGAAAGCTACTCAGTATGAGGGAGTGTATGGAGGCTTTTTAATCAATTTTAGGGAGTTGGAGGAAACCTATTACATAACTGTACAGGATGTGATCCAGTTTACTCAGACAGAGGAGAGAAAGAGTATACCTGTAGAGTGGTGCAGGGATCACGGAGTAAAGATAGAGCAGAAAAAGAAAAGAGTGAGATACAGCTACGATCTGGAGAGCTGGTTAAGTAGATATTTTGGAGGTGTGAAATGAAAGTAACTCAGTGTACAGGAGAGGGTATGGGATCGTGTAAACGATGCTCTGATAATGGAAAATGGAATATGAATTGGATGTGCTTTTTATACAAGATTGAGGGCTATGAGGGGTGTTATTGCTCTGATTGTGTAAAAGAGATCAAAGCGGAGGCAGGAGATAAGTGTTTAGAAAATTGAAAGAAAAGATCCGCAGACAAAAGTTAATAGAGGTTGAGGTATTAGAAACTCTTAGTAGTATTTGCTTATATTTAGAGTTTGATGCTCATTTTGCTCACAGAGGTAGATATGATGATTATTTTAGTAGCCATGCTAAACAGTTACGGATCTTTTCTGAGAGCCTTAGAGATGAGCTGGTAAAGGAGGATGAGAAAAACCGTGATAGGAGAGGATAACATACTTACTCTTACATACCATGATTTTACTACTAGCTGGTGCATGAAAATAAATCTGTATGAGGTATTTTGTGGAATTGAATACAGAGAACTACCAGATTATGAGCCAGATCCAGATGAGGTAAAGATCACACGCTGGCAGAGAATAAAGAAGATCATACAGCTTATTAAAAAGCATCATTTAGATAAAGAGCTCTCAGAGTTTAAAAGCTGGGTAGAAAGTCAAAAGGCGGAGGCTGAGAGCTTAAGAGCTAAGTATAAGGCTGGATCAGATGGGTATAAGAGCCTCACAAAGAGGATAACTCTTTACAACAGAGCTATAAGGGAGGCGGAGAAATGATACAGAGCGATAAGTTAAAGAAAATCATAGCAGAGGTAAAAGAGGAGAGCTCCCCTGTAATAACCCTCTCAAATGAGTTAATAGCAGATTTTAGTAAGGAGCTTGATAGTGCTATCTCAGAGCTGGATATGATTATGGAAAGCATCGGAGAAAACTCTATAGAGGATATACCAGATAGCCAGATAGAGTACTACTGTGTTAAGATCCCAGCTCTTATGTACTATGCAGGGCAGAGAGTAGAGGAGCTGGGTATGCAGGTAGATCTAGCCTCTAACGCTAAGAAAAGTGCTCAAAATGAGGCGATGGTAAAAGTATCTGGTACTGTGCAGGAGAAAAAAGCCAGAGTAGAACAGCTCACGGAGGATAAAGCCTTAGTAGAGGCTATTTATCGTAGAGCTTATAACAGCCTCAAAGTTAAGTTAGAGATGGCTGAGAAGATCTACAGCGGATTAAAGAAATCTCTCTCAAAGAGGATAGCTGAGGTAGATCTGGATAGATTTAGCAAGGATAAATATACCAGAGAGCCAGAGGATCCTATGGAGGATTAAGCCTATGGAGCGGTGGGCTTATGAGTACTTTAGGAGACAAGCCATAGAGGATAGATGTAAGCAGGAGGCACAGTGGTTAATAGATAATCCTAAGGACAGTATCCGTAAAATGGCTAGAGAATTTTGTATTAGTAAGAGCCAGTTACATAGAGATCTCCATGAGCTCAGAAATATAGATGATGATCTCTATGTACAGTGTAGAAATATTTTAAGGAGGCATAAAAGACGATGTTTATAAGAGTTGAGGATCAGAGCGGAAACCTTACTATCTGGCTTAATGTGAACCAGATAGCAAAGCTGGAGGAGAGCAGGAGCTCAGAGGAGATAATGGGATACAGTGTAACTACTGTGGATAATAAGGAGTATTACTCTCCAGATGTTAAGGCTATACAGGCTTTATTGATGCCAGTAGTTGTAATGGAGCCAGAGGGCGATATTGTAGAGGAGCTTAAAAAGTTGGATATGATGAGAGATGTTATGGCGAGGTGTTAGAGATGGAGGAAAAGTTAGATAAGTTTTTAGCATATCTGGAGAAAAACGGTGTAGAAATCTCTGGAGAAACAGCTTTTAAGTGTGATGATGGGATTGTACTTTTTAGCCCTAATGATGAGGGCGGAGTAGATATAGCTATTATCAGAAATGTAATTGAGTTAAATTACAACTTAGGTATCACGGATGCAGATGTAAACCTCTTTAATACGGAGGTAGGCATTATGCAGGAGTTAGGAGGATCTGAGGATGGAAAATAATAAACCAGTATTTTATATGTTAGTGGGGTTGCCAGCCAGCGGTAAAAGCTCTGAGAGTGATAGGCTGGGAGATGTAATTGTTAGATCCTCTGATTATCTTAGAGATAAACTCTGTGGAGATATAAATGATATGAAAAATAATGGTGCTGTATTTACCATCTTACAGAGTTTGGTTAGGGCGGATCTATATCATGGTAAGGATGTAGTGTACGATGCTACAAACTTAAAAGCAAGCTATAGGGTGGAGTTTTTGGATACTCTTAAATTATTAAATTGCAAAAAGGTTTGTGTGTTTGTAGATACTCCTTTTGAGGTGTGTGTTAAGCGTAACGAGGAAAGAGAGCGTACAGTACCTAAGGAGGCTATGGATAGAATGAAAAGATTTTTAGAGCCTCCTACCTTTGCTGAGGGCTGGGATGAGATACGAGTAGTTAAAAATTGGAATGAAAAGGAGAATAGCGATGGAGGAGATAGATAACCTCATAGCAGAGGTAAATAAGAAGTATAAAACGGATATAATTCGTAAAGCATCGGATCTTAAGGGGATAGAGTTTATCCCCTATACCTCTCCTATGATGAATTACTTAACCAGAGGCGGAGTACCTGTAGGGAGGATCATAGAGCTAGTGGGATTACCGCAAAGCGGAAAGACTACCACAGCCTTAGATATTATTTCTAATTTCCAGAAAAAGTACACAGATAAGTACTGTGTATATCTGGATGCCGAAAATACAATAGATAAGGAGTGGGGAGAAACTCTGGGGGTAGATTGGAGTAAGGTAATACTCATTCAGCCAGAGAGTGAGTATGGAGAGGAGCTCTTAGATATGCTCTTAGACTACATAAGATCTGGTAAGATCGGCTTAGCAGTATTAGATAGTGCTCCCTTTATTATCCCTAAAGTAGTACAGGAAAAAGGCTTAGATGAGAAAAGCTATGGCGGTAACAGTGCTCTTATGAAAGCCTTTTGTGATAAGGCGGTACCGCTTTGTAAGAAAGTGGAGTGTACCTTTCTCCTCATCAATCAGTTAAGAGAAAATATAGGAAATCCGTACAAACCTTTTAAGATCCCCTGTGGTACAGCTATAGCTCATGCGTGCTCACAGATCTTATGGTTTACAAAGGGATCCTTACTGGATGAGAAGTATAAAGAGGTAAGTAGCGGATATGCTAACCCTAGTGGTAATCTGGTAAGCGTGAAAGTGGAGAAAAATAAGGTTACTAAAAATGATCGTAGGCTCCAGACTTACACACTTAACTACAGTACAGGAGTTGATGAGATTAAGGATACCTTAGATCTGGCTATTATGCTGGGGATCATCTCACAGGCTGGGGCGTGGTTTAAGGCTACTCTTAAAGACGGTAAAGAGCAGAAAATGCAGGGATTTAACGGAGTGCAGGAGTTTTATTACAACGATCTGGAGGAACTGGAGTATCTTAGAAAACAGGTATATGAGGCAGGGATGGTATGAGAGAAGTAGAGGAAACCTTAGCACATAACCTTAGAGAGGTAAGAGAGAAAAAGGGCTACACTCTAAAAGATGTGGTAAAAGGTACAGGATATACAGAGGTAAGTATAAGCAGGTGGGAAACAGGTACACGGATCCCTAAGGCTACAGTACTTTACAATCTAGCTAAATTTTATGGAGTATCTGTAGATAGATTTTTCTGGAAATAAGAGCAGTAGGAGGCAGTAAAAAGCCTCCTCTTTTTTGAGTAAAAAGTTATTGACATTATTATATAAGGGGTATATAATAACATTATCAACAAGATAGGAACTGAAAAACAGGAGGTAAAGGATTATGACAAGTATTGAGTTAAAGGATAGATTAACAAAGGCGGAGGAAAAGGTTACAAAGTGCGAAAACACTATTGAGAGGCATATGAAACAGCTTGAGAAAAGACAGGCTAAGCTATTGAGAGTTGAGTGGATGGCTCAGTATATGGAGGATCTTAAGGCGGTAATGTGGGATGAAGAAAAGAGAGCTGAGTATAAAAGAGCTACAGGAGATGATCTTTACTGGGATTGCTGTGATGTGCAGAGCAAAGAGGAAGATATTAAGGGAGCAAAGAGAAAGTTAGAAGATCAGAAAGAGGTAGTATCAAACTGGAGAGAAAAATTAGCAAAACAGGTAGAAAAAGAGCTCACTTTAGCTAATGAGGTTCCAGAGGCTTTTAGAGAGGCTAAAGAGGCATTGGTAGCAAGCTGGGTAGATAGTGATATTAGAGCTAGAGAGGCTATGTTAAAGAGTAGAAAAGAGCTGGAGTATAAGGAGTTTAGAAAACAGTATACTTATACAGCGGAGGAGAGCCTTAAGCATACAGATGATGAGTTTAGAAAGATTGAGGAAAGAGAGGCGGATACGTGGTTACTGGATCTGTATAACAGAGTTAAGGAGATTACAGGAGAGATCACAGATTGTAGTTACATTAGATGGGGCGGTAAGTGCTTAGATGGGTACATTGTAGGTAAGAATGGTAAGGCAAGTGTAGAAACCATCGGAGCAGGAGGTTACAATATCCAGAGATGGCACTTAAGAACCTTGGTACATAAGATTTAAGATATAGAGAGAGAGGTAGCAGGAGCTACCTCTTTTTTTTTTTATAAATTATATAAGGGATATATAAAAAGTGCTTGACATTATTATATAGGGGGTATATAATACAATCATAGAAACGAGATACAAACTGAAAGATAAGCGGAGGTAATCAGTATGAAAGCTATTGTATATTACAGAGTAGGAAATGATAGAGCTACAAGAAAGACAATCGAGGTAGAGAAAAATGAGCCTTGTAGTATTGTAAGAGAGTTTGTAAAAGCTATGAGAGTTTCAAAGTATAGTACTTATATCTCACATATCAAATGTGGCAGGCGTGATTATCAGTGGTTAGATACTTGTGATAGTGCATATTAAGAGGAGGAAATAACTATGTTAAAGATTTTTGATAAATATGTAAATATTAAGAATAGAGATGATCTTGAGGATTGTACTATGGAGCTGGTAGAAAAGTTGGATCAGATGCTTACTGAGTATGGTGTAGTACACGCCTTTTCCTTAGCTAGTAAAGAGGAGATAGATACTATCAATGATACAGGAGCTGAGTATTGTGTAACCCTTATGTATGAGGAAGAAGATGAAATGACTTTTAGCCTTGTATATACATTATGGGCTAGAGTGTATAGAAAAGCTCCAGACGAAAAGATTAGAAAAGTTATGAGTAGACTGAGTAAGGTTAAGGAGGCTGGACATGAGGATCAAAAGATTAAAGAGTGCTAAGTTTGGTACAGATAGAATAGCTAGAGTAGTTACAGGATATGCCCTCTATGAGGAGGGCAAGGGCTATATAGCTTTTAGCTCAGATAGAGATGAGTTTGGTATCTTAGCTCCATATATTCCCTGTGGAGGGAAAAGAGCTTTACAGAGTATCTTAGATGCTGGAGGATTTTGTAGCTTTGATGGTATGGAGTATGTACAGGAGTTGGGAGCCTAAGGGCTCCCAGATCGGAGGGAAATATGTTTACAGTTTATCTTAAGAGTGCTGGAGGCACAAAGAAATACTTTACAGAGTTTGAAACAGAGGCGGAGGCTGAGAGCTTTTGTAGAGAGTATGGCTGGGAGTATGTAGATGAGAATGAGTTTGTATGGGATATGGATTATGAGGAGGTGTAAAGTATGCTGGAGTATAGCGTTAGTTATTATTTAGGAGATATGTACCACAGCTATTTAGTAGATGCAGGTAATGAGTTTGAGGCTACGGAGAAAGTATTGAGTAGGATACCTAAAACATCTCAGTATCTTTTTAATGGGCTTAAGATAGAGAGATTTTCCAGAGAGTGGAATTAGAGGAGGATAAAGAACATGATTAAAAAGAGTTTGCAGGATGCACTTAAGGTAGCTAGAAAAGTAAGCGGAGAGTACCCAGATAAAGCTATTAGGGTAATGGATAAGAAAGGGGCTAAGGCTACTTATACAGCCTCCAGTTTTATATATCGTGAGAGGGTGTTAGAGGGGTATCATACAGTAACTACTTTTAAATCTGGAGAGGAGGTAGTACATGGATCTGATTGAAAGAGTAGAAAGCTATAAGGTAATGTTTAAAGAGTGTAAAGCTCTGGAGCCTGTAAGTATGGCTCTAGCAAAGGGTTATAAATCCGCTACACCTCTCCAGAGATTAGAGATAATCAGAGAGCTAGATACAGAGCTGGCGGAGGTATACAGTGTAGAGATCCCTGTTATTACAGCGTGGGTAAGGGATGATAATTATGTACACTCTACAAAGGAGATTTTCTTAGGGGAGCCCTCCTTAGAGGGTTTTCTCCATCAATTTAGGCACCACTTACAAAATAAGGCAAGGGAGCCACAGTATAAGTATTTACTGGTAGAGAATGATCCTAAGGCTGATTACAGGATCCCTTATAAGGATTGTATGTATCGGATGTATGGAGAGGATGATGCTAGAGCGTGGGCTAGGATGGTTATTGAGTTAGCCTCATAACTGAGTTATAATATAACCACTATATAAAAAGGTAGGCGGTTATTATGAAAGAGAGCTTAGGATCATTCTGGGATGAGTGGGAAAAAGAAACAGAGCTAGAAGAAAAGAAATTAAAGGAAATGCAGGACAAGATACACAAACAGTATTTAGAAAATATGCAGGAGGAAAAGCAGATGAAACAGGAACAGATTAGGAAGATGCAGAAAAGGTATAACTTTTCTATTGAGGATGAGAGGATCCAGATAGCGTTAGAGAGGCTAGAGAGCTTAGCGGTAGATAGATTTAGGAATGATGATTACAAAGCTCAAAAGAGCTTTGATGATGTGTGGTGGAGCGTGTTACATGAGGTAGATCTGTATGAGGAGGGAGAAGAAACTGAGTTTAGATCTGTAAGGAGCGTTGAGGCTACTAAGAAATGGTTAAAGAGTTTTTCTCATTTGTGTACAGAAAAGGTACCAGAGGAATATAAGGCAGAGGAGGTAAAGTAATATGAAAATCGGAGTAAGAAAACCTAGCCTTAAAAAGGCTATCAAAGCAAGTACCACAGGTAAGGTTAAGAGAGCGGTAAAGAAAGCAGTTAATCCTTTGTATGGTAAAAAGGGTGTAGGGCTGGCAAAGAACCCTAAGAGAGCTGTAAAAAATGCTGTGTATAAGAAAACCACAGTAGGAGTAAAAGATTTACTCAAATAGGAGGGCTTAATGGATGAGCGTATAAGAAAGCTGATAGATTATATAAAAATGTTACAGGTAGCCTTAGAGTGTAGCACAGATCCAGAGGATATAGAGGCGGATAATCTAATGGATGCTATCTGGGAGAGTAAGATGGAATTAAAAGAGCTGGGATATGCTGGATGGGAGGATTTATAGGAGGAATATATGGATAATGAAAAGCAGAAACAGGAGGTAATAGACTTTCTGGAGAACACTTACACAGGGGCTAAAATGATGGGAGATGAGGAGGTAATGCTAAGAGCCTCCAGAGCACTCTTAGCATTTAAGGCAGATGTGCATAAGGATATTTTCATAGAGGAGAATGTGCTGGAGTTTTAATACCAGAGAGAGAGGATCTTAGGATCCTCTTTTTTTTTATCTAAAAATACTTACCGATTGTGATTAAGTTAAGTATCTGAAAAAGAGAGGAGGATCCGATGAGGAGAGAAGATTTAGAGGAGCGTTTGGATACTGAGGTAACAGTTACGCTTTTTGATGGAAGTGAGTACACAGGAGTACTTAGACAGTGCGGAACAGATTATGTAAGAGATAATGATAATTTATTTCTGGTGGGTAGAAAGTATTACTTTGTAGAGATGGATTATGGTATTTCCTGTATTTTTAGATGTTCCCATGTAAACAGATGCAAGTATACAGGAGGAGCAGGATGATAAAAGCTAGATACATAGGGGCAGAGCGTGAGCTCCAGAGTGGTAAGGTGTATCCGATTAAAACCAGATGTACAGGAAATAAGCTGGTAGTATCGGTAAGAGTTTATAAGTTTGAGTATAACTCTCTGGAGGAATTTCTTAAGCGGTGGAAAGTGGAGGCGGTATATCATGGATGTAAGTAGGTTAATGATTTTGCTTAAGGAGGCGTGGAGCAGGGTAAGAGATGAGGGAGTAGGTGTAATGGGAGATTTTATAGGAAAGCCTTTTACAGCTACTAGTATGAGTGAGTTGAATTATCTTGTAAACGCTCCTTTAGAGAGTATAAACAGAGAACTCCGAGAGGAGTTAGGTATAGAGCTTTATGTAAATACACTACCTCAGATAGAGGATCACTCAGTAAGTGGGATCTTAAGGGTAAAAAGGGTAGGAGAGCCAGTAAGATTTATATGAGAGAGGAGTGCTAAGTGTGGGCAGAGCTGAGAGGCGTAGGCTTGAAAAGCAAAAAGGAAAACAGGTAAAAACCTATAATCTAACCAGATCACAGCTCCATAATGCAGTAAGGCAGGTAACAGAGGAGGATCTTAAGAGGATCAAACAGGAGGCTATGGAGGATGCCATAAATACAGTTATGACATTACTCTTAGTACTCCCTATGGAGGTACTCATGGATCATTACTGGAAAAAGACCTATGCAAAGAAGATACCAGAGTTTACAGAGCTGGTATTACAGTACTATGAACGCTGGCAAAATGGAGAGCTAGATATGGATGAGATGAAAAAGGATCTCTGGGAGTATGGCGGAGTGAGGTTAGAAGAAAGAGAGGCAGAATAACATGAGTTTAAGAGTAAAAGCAGGTATTGATTTAGATGAACTTAAAAAGTACGGATTTAAGACAGGTAAAGAGTGGGCGGATGCTGGAGAGCGTTGTTTAGAGGGTATCGGCTATAAGTATCAGCATGAATGGTACCATAAGTTTTTAATGGATGCAGATGAGCCTAGCAAGATTGCCTATATTGCAGAGGATTATGATATTCCATGTGTACAGATCTCAGTAAGGACAGAGCACAGAGATTTGTATGTAGAGGTAGCAGTAGAGGGTACTTATCATGTAGGAGGATCAGAGCTGGATATTGTAACAGATACTATCTATGAGCTTACACAGGCTGGAATACTGGAGGTAGTACCAGAAGAAAGCGAGGGTAAATAATATGGCTATCAGAAATGTGCTACACATGAGCCAGCTAAAGGCGTTTGAGGAGTTTCTGGAAAGTAAGGGCTATTTGATTATACCTACAGTAGGAGCGTATGAGGTACTTAGAGCCCAGAAACCTAAGAAAGATAGAAAACCTAAGGAGAGCCCTGTAATTGTGTATAGAAAAGGCGGAGCTAAGGAGCATTTATCTATTATGGATAAAGATTTTTATTTAGTAAATGAGTTTTTGAGAACTAAGGAGGAGGTAGTAAGTAAATGAAAAAGAAAATTAAGGATTGTACATTTAAGGAGTTTACAGGGTGGGCTAATGCTAGAGCCTGTGATGGTAGATGGAATATGCTGGATGCTATGAATAGCATAAGCATAATTAGTATGGTATACGAGGTAAAGCCCATTTTCTTTAGAGGCAGGGTTAGAGAGGCTTTATGGAGAAAACTTAGGGATCAGTATTTAAACGTGGAGGCAGAGATAGAGATTGAAAGATAGTACAAGAGCTAAGAGCTCCATACAGGAAAAGCGTATAGCTAAGGCTATGGGCGGTAGACAAGTAGTAGGATCTGGATCAACTCCGTTTCTAAAAGGAGATGTAGTGGTAGATAAACTCTTTATTGAGGCTAAAACAAAGATGAACCCTAGCCAGAGTATCACAGTAAAAAAGAGCTGGATAGATAAGGCTAAGGAGCAGAGCTTAGCTATGAGAAAAGAGGATTATGCTATAGCAGTATCTTTCGGAGATCCTAAGGAGTATTACCTCATTGAGGATAACTTAATGGAGGATCTGTATAAGAGCAGGGAGGCACTCAGAGCGGTTATAGATGCTATTGGAGGAGTAGATCACGATCCATTAGGGTTAGAGAGTGCAGAGATTTACAGAATAAGAGAGCTGATAAAGGAGGCGTATTAGATATGTGTAAAATTAGTGAAATGAACTTAGAAACAGCTAAGTACTATGGATATGAGGCACAGAGTAACCAGTTAGTAGAGGAGTGTGCAGAGCTCATACAGGCGGTAAACAAGTACCGCAGAGTAGAAACAGGCTTAGGACAGCCTGTAGCGGAGGATAAAAAGGCTATTGCCAGAGATAACTTAGTAGAGGAGATCGCAGATGTAGAGTTAATGCTGGAGCAGGTAAAGTATCTCCTCCAGATCCCAGAGGATGAGCTCTTAGCGGTTAAGACTTTTAAGGTAAACCGTACTAAGGAAAGAATGGAAAGCAATAAATAAAATATTTTTCAAAGACTATCTAAATTTTCCTCATATTGAGGATTAAGTTATTTATCAATAAAAATAACACACATAGAAAAGGAGAAAAAAAATCTATGAAAGCATTTAAAGGATTTAACAAGGATCTTACCTGTAGAGGTTATCAGTATGAGGAGGGTAAGGAATTTCACACAGAAAGAGCGGAGTGCTGTGATACAGGTTTTCACGCTTGCGAGTATCCGTTAGATTGTTTCGGATATTATGATCCAGCACATAGCGTATTCCATGAGGTAGAGTTATCTGGAGAGATGGATAAGAGTAGAGATAATACTAAGGTATGTGCTACTGATATTAAGATTGGAGCTAGATTATCTATTGCAGGACTTGTAAAGATGGCTATTGATTTTACTATGAGTAAGGTAAACAAAGAGGCAGGATCAGACGAGCGACACGGTTTTGCATCTGCTACAGGGTATAAAGGAGCCTCATCTGCTACAGGGTATAAAGGAGCCTCATCTGCTACAGGGAATTATGGAGCCTCATCTGCTACAGGGAATTATGGAGCCTCATCTGCTACAGGGAA